CTTGCACGCCCATCAGAGGAACCTGAGGATGATATTTATAAGGGACTGCATCCGCTTGTGAAAGCAAAGCTGGAAGCATTGGAGAAAAAAGCAGAGGAAGCCGAGGACAGAGAGCTTCTTGATGTAGCAAAGAAGTATGAGGCCCTTGGAGAAAAACCAGAAGAGCTGGCTAAGGCTTTGAAAACATTGAAGAACGCAGGGGGTACAGCGTTCAACGACATGATCGGCATTCTTGACAGGAATATGGCTATGATCGACAACTCTGGCGTATTCGGAGAAATCGGTAAGTCTTTCTCGGGCGGAGCGACTACCTCTGTTAAAAAATCAGCGGCGGAAGGCAAGATCGATACCATCGCCAAAGGCCTGATTGAGAAGGATCCGTCTCTGTCATACAACCTGGCACTGGCAAAGGCTTGGGAGGCTCATCCAGAGCTGATGGCTGAGTATGAAGATGAAGCTGGATATTGAGAAGGAGGTGAACGAAAATGGGTAAAAACTTTAATGGAACACAGATCAATCAGTCAGTAACCATTTCTGAAAAAGCGGGAGCGGCTGTTGATGATGTCCGTAATCTTATTCTGAAATACGACACTGATGGAAACGTAGTTCCGGCTACAGATGGCACAAATCCATTGCTTGGTCTGGCTATTATCGAGAGCGGCTACAATGATATTTCTGGAGCTGAGTCTGGAAAAGTTGCAAAAGGTGATGATGTAGATATCCAGATCAAGGATATCGGCTTCGTTATTGCGTCTGCTGAAATCAAAAAAGGGCAGGAAGTAACCGCAACAGCCGGAGGCAAAGCAACAGTAGCGGCAGCAGGAGATTATGTAATCGGTGTTGCCCTCAATTCTGTATCTGCCGGTGGCTATAGCAAAGTACAGATTGCTAAATACCAGAAGGCAAAAGCTGAATCTTGATAAAGGGGGAGAAAATAATGAGAAACACAGCAGCAGGAATTCAGGCTGAAATCGCAAAAGGCGTGTTCAGACCTCACACAGCACTTACTAACATGGCACTGGCATATTACCAGAACGCTGCGAACTATTTCGCGAAGGCTCTTTTCCCGACTTGCCCGGTTGCTCTTTCTTCTGACAACTACTATGTTTTCAGCAAGGAAGATCTTTTAAGAGATAACTGGCAGAGAAAGCCGGCGTATGGAAAAGTTGCTCCGACAGTAGTTGGTGAAAGTAACGAAACTTACACATGCCAGGTAGATCAGATGATTATGGGAATTGACCAGATTCGCCAGACCGACCTTGCAAGAAGACAGGGGCCGGCTACCATGCAGCCAAAACAGCAGAGGGTAAAAACTATTGCTGAACAGGCAAACATCCATCAGGATCGCCTGTTTGCAGATCGATACTTCAAAGCAGGCGCATGGAAAAATGAACTTGAAGGAGTGGATAATACCTCTCCAAGCACAAACCAGTTCATTAAATTCAGCAATGCGAACTCAGATCCTATCGCATTTATTGATGGTGAAAAGACAAGCATGAATCAGCAGACAGGACGCATGCCGAACCGCATTGGTCTCGGTATTAATGTGTTCAATGCATTGAAAGTGCATCCAGGTATCCTCGAAAGAGTGAAATATGGGGGAAGCACTGCGAATCCGGCATCTGTAACAGAGAACGTTCTGGCACAGCTTATGGGAGTAGAAAAGATCGTTGTTCTTAAATCCATTATGAACACTGCAGCTATGGGCGAGGATGAAAACATGCAGTATATTGGTGATCCAAACGCATTTCTGCTGGCCTATGCTACAAATGCACCGAGCATTGATGAGCCGAGTGCGGGATATATCTTCACCTGGGATATGCTTGGAAATGGACAGGTGCTCCCGATTCTGAACTATCTTGGCGAGAATGGAACACATACAGAGTATGTAGAGGG